ACTACATTCGGGCAATCGAGCCTTGCTTTAACCCTTCGCAGGTCCGACACGACATACGGCCGCAGTGACCACTGCCGAAGTACAGCTGCTGGATGGTAGGTTGGGAGGGCAAGCCTTCCTTCCAAACGAAACATACTTCCCCGCCAGTTTCCGATTCCCCACTTTCCGGTGGTTGCCAGTAGAGCAAGGTTCCCAACAGGGATGATGATCTCCGGCTGAACGGCGGCAATTTCTTTAAGGAGCAGTTCTGCCCCCTGTACCACTGGACTACGCGCCCATCCGCCAAGATAAGGATGCCATTCATCCCCAGGGCGTTTTTTGGTGCGGACGAAGAAGCTCTTGATGTCATTGTTTGCTGGCCTTTCCCTGCAGACGTTTGTGACGAAGCATTCGGAGCGCAGCAACCCCGCGTCGTGCAGCATGCGGTCGAGCTCTTGCCCAGATGGCCCGACGAAGGGCTTTCCAAGCATGACTTCGTACTCGCCGGGAGCTTCACCAACGATCATTACCCGAGCGTTAGTCGGGCCGCTCCCTTGCATCATATTCCCTCCTAAATAGTTCTTCTGCTTTTGAGTCCATCAGCTCGTGGTAGCGGCGAGAGTCCCTCTCGATAGGGGCGAAGTAAGGCGGGTAATGAGGCCCCCTTGTGTACCACTCCCCCCTGGAGATTATTGCGTCGAGCTCTAGCAGCTCATTGGGGGTCATTCACCGCTCCTGTTTTAGCGAGCTCTTGCTGCCCAAGTCCCCCTTTACAGCCACACCACTGGACCACATCGCCAGTCTTAGCCCTTACACCTGTTACACTATGGGCGGCGTCTTGTGGGAGCATAAGCTCCCCCTTCGCAAAGGGTTTTGCCCTTCTCCAGAGTAGCCTGTTACAGACCTTGCAGTAGATTCCCCAGGTCATTGGAGACCCCGCAGCCGCTCGATACAAGTGCCGTAGGCACTAGCTTCTTTTTCAACGGCAACGCTGCGGAGCTTCAACTCGTGTGCAGCCACAAGTATAGTGCCAGTGCCAGCAAAACAGTCCAAGACGGTATCCCCCGGACGAGTGCTTCTCTTGAGAAGTTCGGTATACGCTTCGACGGGCTTCTGCGCACCATGGCCAAGGTTTCCCCCCTCGAGAGTACTTTCGAAGACGTCGCGATAGATTGCTGTCGTTGGAAGTTTACCCCTAACGGCGTAGAGTACCAGCTCGTAGCAGCGTCTGGGTCCGTGATCCGGCCACGGGACCCTGCCCCCCTCTCTCTTGATATTGATGAGAGGTGTTCGGAAGCACCACCATCCATTCGCTTGGAATAGGTCTCGGAGGAAGTGAAAACCGTCGATGTCGCACCAGACATACAGGTGCGATTCAACTGCAGAGACTCGGGTGAGTTCCGGAGCCAGATCTGCCATGATACCCCGGAAGGACTCAGCAGAGTCAGAATATTGATGTGTGATTCCTTGGAGGCGCCCGGCGCCATCCCCGAAACTTTCAGCTTCCATCCCGTAAGGGGGGTCAATGAGTATGCATTGGAACCTTCCTTCGGGACAAGTTCTAATCCAATCTTTGGCGTCTGCATGGTGGACCTCGTGGAGATCGGTGACAGAGATCTTACCGACGGCCTCGGCGAGCCGTTCGTTAAGCGCGTGTTTCGAGGCGCGGTTGATGAGCTTCATCGCCTCGTGCTCGGTTTTAACCTTGGCCAGCTCTGGCATCACTTCCATCGCGCGCGCGATGACAAGCGCGTCGCGTGTCTTTCTACTGCCGCGGGCAAGGTTGGGAAAGGCCTCATCTGCGGTATCTGCGACAGTGTGGTGGGGATTGCGCAGCTGGCGAAGCTTGTGCAGAGAGGCGATGGCCTGAACTTGCTCAGCCATTGTAAGATCGACCCGGCGGATGTTTTCCTCGAGCTCCGCTTCATGAGCAGCGTCCACGGAAAGCTCGCCGAGGTCGTTTGCTGGGATCAGCCCTGCTGGGAAGCTGAGCATTCCGTGCTGCAAGCCCTGGCCAATCATGGACATCAAGCGGGCCGCTCGAAGCCGACGTTCCCCGGCGACGAGATGGTAGCCACCATTGACCTGGCGAACGACAATGGGATGCAGGAGGCCAACGGCTCGAATCGACGCGGCCAGTTCGCCTAATTCTTCTTCCTTGATCTCCAGGCGCTGGCGGTTTGTGGGGATGGTAATTTGGTTGATCGAGATACCCCGAACGTGCGAAGTATCTGGGGAGAACGGGTCGGGGTTGGCCGCGATAGGGTCGGACATGGGGATATGCCTCTGGTAGTGTGGAACCGACTAGCGGGGGTAGTGTGGAATTGCTATACTACAGGCAGCTCCGGTTCTGACCCATCTTCTTCGCGCTCCAAAGCCTCATACGTTGGGCCCAGAACCACAGGGCCATAGAGCTTGGCAACTAGCTTCTTGATGAGGGAGATTTCCTCAGCGGTTACTTCAGTGGTCCCCTCAATAGTCTTCGCCTGCTGTATCCGCTTGGCGAGTTGGAAACGCTTAAGCTTTTCCTCACCCGAGAGGCCCTGTTCATCTGTGTGATTGAACAGTAGGGCGTTAACACAGGCGTCCGCGAGACGAAAGGCGCGTCCGGGCTGGTCCTCGAGCTGGTTCCCCTCAAGGTTCATGAGGATGATTCCAAAATCTCTTTGCATGACTTCTCCGAAAAAAGGCCAGCCCCGAAGGGCTGACCGAAGGTTGCGACTGGGAACTACTGGGGCGGGAAGAAACCCTTCACGTCTTCGTAGACGATCGAGGCGTCCTTTTGGTCTGGACGGTGCGTCACGGAGATCTTGACCAGCTTGCCACCGAGGTCATTGAAGCTGAACGGCTGACCGGGCCGGTTGAGGCCAGTTGCCTCGCGGAGACGACCGAGGGTGATGTTGCTCCCCTCAGACATGTCGAGGCCACCTGCGTCTGTCAGGTCGAGCATGATACCAGCGCGGATCGCCTTGGAGGGCAGGCCACAGGCCTCTTTGATACGTGGGTCACCGCTGACCTCGACCTTGAGGTCTAGCCGGGCCCAGACTTCGTTGGTCTTTGGGCTCGTCCCAGACTTGAAGCTGTCCTCGACGATAGGCTGGATGATGCCGATGTACTCTCCGGCTGGGGCAGGCTTGAGGCGTGTGCTGTTTGCCTCGTTGACGGCGGTTTGCAGGAACTGCTGTGCGTTAAACATGGTACCTCACTTTGGAAGTTGACAAAATCCCCTGATTCGCCGCAGGGGGCACGGAGCTTACTCAGTGCATGCCCGGAGGCATAATAATCTGTGGGGGATCTTTGAGCTTTGCGTACATGAAGGTTACTATAGTACCCTTTTCTGTCTTGTCCAGCTTGAATTGCAGAATACCTGGGGGGATCAGCTCGAGGTCGAACTCGAGAGCTTTGCCCTCCTCGTGGCAGTACTGTGCGATGACCTGCATGCACAGACGAGCTAGCATTTCCTGCTGCTCCATTTCCATTACTCAACCTCCGGGCTGATCAAGCCGCCACGTGACTTCCAACTCGTAATTAGAGGGAGGAAGGACGGTGGCAGGTCTGGAGAAATGGGTGCGTTGCGCGCCTTCAGGTCGGCCTGTGGATCACTGCTGTCCCAAAGGAACTTTATTCCCTGTCGCTTTGCGAGAAGGACATCGGTGAAGTAGCGCGGAAGGACGGGGGCGAGCTTGCGGCCGAGGGTTGAGGGGTAGATCCGGGCACCCCCCAAGACCTCATCGAGCTCCCTCTCCGCGTGCGCCGTAACCACTGCGTGGCAGTGGAAACCGGTGCAGATCTGATTGATGAGGTTCTCAATCGTCTTCATGGCGATTTGGTATTCCGGCTGCGTCATGGCGTATTTCTCCCCGACGGCCAGCTTTGTCGCAGCGATCGTCAAGCCACTAAGGCTGTCAATCACGAACGCTTTATCCGTTCCCCACGTGCTGATATTGCCGAAGTCTTGGCCCGTGCGTTCGCACTTGAAAGACATCATCGCGTTGAGGATGGGGAGGAAGCTGTTTGTCTGCGCACGGGTGAGGTCCTGCTGCTTTTGCAACTGATCTGCGCCCATTGTCGAGACCCGCTGGGCTGACTCCACAAGGGTCTTTATGCCCCCGAGGTTCGGGGGCACATACTTCCAGTGCAGCTGTTCCTTCGGCACGTCTCCAAGCACATCGAAGCTGTTCTCTGTGAAGAGGCACATGGGGGTGATACCGGCTTGGACTAGCGTACGGATGGAGTAGGTCTTTCCGCTGCCGCTTCCGCCGATCAGGAGAACCTTGATTCCGGGCAAGGGTGACTTCATTGCATGTCTCCCAGTTGCCGCATAAGGGCCTGCGCCGCTTCTATAGGCGAGGGGAATGTATCCTCGAAGAGGGTGATTTGCTGCTGTGTGTCTGTTTTAACCACGATACGGCCGCGGAACCAGCCGGGCTGGTCTATCGACGGCATGACCTCGAGAAAGGCGAACTTCACGGGGAGCATCATATTTTCGTCTCCGTTCTTGTGAGTGGGTCCCAGATGCGTTGCTCGAAGTACATGTCGAGCCACTCCTGTGGATTGCTGGCTTTGCAGACCTTCAGATAGCTGCAACCACCATAGTTGCTGCATGCGTCGGCGAGGTTGTAGTCCCACTCGCCAGTACGCCAGCAGTCAATCATTCTGGTGATGTCGCGTAAGGTCTGGTGCAGCCAGCGATCGACCTCCCACTGGGGTCTGTAGGTTAGGTACTGTTCGTGCTTGAACATGGTCTTGAGGATCGCTACGCCTCGGACCAGCACCCCATCGACTGGGATGTGCGCGTTCCTCGCTGCCCAGCAGTAGCCAGTGAACTGGCTGCGAAGGTCCCACTGGTTAGACCAAGAGGCGCCGAGGGCACCGGTTGTCTTATCGTCCTCGATGAACAAGCCGTTTGACATCTCGACGATCATGTCGGAGCGGCCGCAGTAGATCAGAGGCTCACCCGTCTCCGGGTGGTCGATTGGCAGGGGCTCTGCGAACGAGAACTCGATGGCCCGCTTTCCCGACGGCATAGAGGCGGGGACGGCTGTGTCCGTCAAAAGGGGCCAAGCGGAGAAGTAGTATTCAAGTGCCTGGGCCATTCGGATGGCCGACTTTGGTGAGTCGTCAGGGCACTCGAAGCTGCCGTAGAAGCGGAGCAGTTCCTGCAGCCCGTACTCGAGGCATTCGGCCTGTGGCAGTCCCTGCTCGTAGTAGTACTTGCGAACGGCCTCGAGACCGTGAGCGAAGGCAGCACCTGCGTGCAGGTGAACGGACGCCTTTCTCGGCTTGTGATGCTCGAAGTAAGTCCGGAAGCACTTCTGTGGGCACTCTTTGAACTCCTTCAACAAGGAGTTGTCGATCACCATCGGGAAGGAGGGCATGGTTAGCCCTGAATTCTGATGGTTTCTGGGGAGAGTACCTCAGAGATCATTAGCTGCGAGGTATGCTTTGCAGCTTGGATAACGCCCTCAGCGCACAGGGCAAGGATCTTGCCTGATACTTCGGCGTCGAGCTTTAGGCTGACCTCACCAAATCCTCCATCGAAAGTTACCTTACCTGTGAGCAGTCCCTTATCGTTCCCCCAATCGGAGCGAGTGAGGAGAAGCATCTTCAGTGCCGTTGCCATTACACTTCCTTTGCCACTTCAAGGGCCGTGGCATGCCCAAATTCTTCAGGATTTGGTGAACGCAGCGAGCTTGGCCAGCAGGGCGGTGCCATCGACGGGGGCAGCCTTGGCCTTGGTAATGGCACGACGCTCAGCTGCACCTGCTCGATCGGCTCGAAGGGCGGCGCAGGCTTCGCGCAGTTCTTCCTTCGTGACGGTGTTGGAGAGGATCTTCGAGCGGAGCTCTGCGATACGGGCGGTCAGTTCCATGCTTGGTGCCCTTTGATAGGGTATTGTGGCGCTAGTATGCGCCAGTACTGTGGAATTGTCAACGCCCGCGAGAAGTGTAAACTCCCTTTCCAGCAGGTCTTGGGGCAAGTCCGCGACCCCGTGTCCGTCGTGGTAGACTTCGTAAGGGTCAGCAAGGGTGCCGGGGAACTCCCCCCACCAATTTGTGGGGCAGCTTGCGCAGCTGCGATTGTGGCAATACCAACCAAGGCAATTCGGACGGCGAAGCCTAGCCCATAGTTGGCCGCAGTGCAGGCAGAAGAAGGCGATGTTGTATGCCTTGTGGGGGTAGGAATTGTCGAGTGTGGCCTCGAGGGTAAGGGCAGTGCTGGCTTGCCATGCTTCCCAGGCTGTGGATTTAACATAGCTGACGTACATGTTTGGCTGGTTGACAGCCCACGCCTGGAACTCGCGAGACTCTCGTTCAGTGGTCATTTCTGCACACCCTTTTCCAGTTGCCCCACGTATTCGGATTGCACTGGCACTGTGGACCCTGTGGCCGTCCGCGCCAAGGCAACGTCACCACGCGGCGGCCTCCGCACAATCGGCATTGCAACTGCACCTTGCGCACTGGCGGCAACTCTCGTTCAGTGGTCATCGCTTCCCCTCAAGGTACGATTGCAGGGCGGCGCGCGCCTTCATTTGCTTTTCGCTGCTACGTTCGGCATACGCATCCGCCAGCCTCATTGCTTCAGCCACGAAAGCAGGATCGGCAACCGGGGCGGCAAAGAGTGGCTGTTTGCCAAGTAATTCCTCGGTGTCATCTGGTGGAATTGAATAGTCAATTGCCGCAAATTCTCGCCACCTGCCCTTGCCTACGTCACGCACCTGAAACATCCACGCCACCGGCTTCTGCTGCGCCATCTGGTGCAGTGTGACGGCGGCTTGCCGATGGAAATCGTTCTCGAAAAATGGCGCAGCCTGCTCCTCGTGCCACTCAGCCAGTTCAAGTAGTTTGTCAGGCAACTCTCGTTCAGTGGTCATTGGAGCCCATCTGCTTTAGTGGTTAGTTGGGTGAGCGGGCCGGTCGCTACTCCGGCTCCCCCCTGCGCTCTTATCGGCCGATTGCACGCAGGCGTCGGGCGATGCCTTCCCGACTATTCGGATTTGCACCACAAGGGATCGCGTTCCCCTCGTTGCGTGTTCTGCTTTCCACGCCGCCGCTCGTATTCGTTCAGTGGTCATTTCGGTTCCTTCAAGCGGCATGCCCAGCGTCGATTATTTTCAGAAGCAGACGCATAGCATCAATCATTTCGATCTCGTCGATCGCATCCTTTGCCGGGTGGCCTTCATTCACGTACTCGATCGCAAGCCTGACCCTGACAAGTAGCTCGCGGTCCAAGTCGTCCATTTCAAAGACGTTGATTCGTTTCATGGCAACTCTCGTTCAGTGGTCATAGATCCAGCCTGAGCGATAAACTGTTCAGTTGTACATTCACCGCTTCCACCCGTGCGCTTAAATGCCGAACGCCTTCCGCGATATCTGACGCGCGCACGGTAGGATTGCTTTGCTCTTTGATGTTTGTATGCGGGTCACCGTCAAGTAGTACTGGCTTCAGGCGATCATAGATGCCTTCAACGCAGCGCTCAAGTCGATTTAACTGCTCAAAGGCCTCTTCAAGTGCGGCCTGTACTCCGCCTTTAGAGGCTGTTTCCGTGATAGGACCTCGATTTTGTCCGCTCGGCTGTTTATCTGTGTAGCATCCCATTGCTCCGGCTTGCGCCAGCAGACCCGTGTTACGATTCATTGTGCTCTCTCCTGTAGTGACATCACCAGCAAGTTTGTTGCGATAACTAGTTAAAGTCTCGTAGTAATCACTAGCAACCGCTTTATTCGCCGTCATTATTCTGCCTCCTGTTAACCGCGCTTGGTGGCGCGCTCCCAGATGTTGTCAAGCGTCTCCACTTGTTTAATGCTTGGCCGGCGACCCTCGGCAAGCTGCCGCTGCAACGAGTCCACAAAGTTGCATTCCCAACTGGTCAGCTTCTCGCTGCGCTTCTCGCAGTCGTCCAGCATCGTTAGGTACTCGTCAGCCCAGCCTGTGGTCATTTCTTGTTCTCCTCTTGCCTTAACAGACAAGCAATAAGTGCATCTGTACGACCGATCAGGTTGAGTGCGGCGGTGCAGTCAGGCGTCTGCTCGCGGTATCTATAGAGCCGTCCAAATGGGCTTGTATATTCCGCGAGCAAGAAGCCGCACAATGCACCGATCAGAACAGCGACGAGGGCCCAAAGGGGCACTGCAAGATGCTTCATGCCTACCACACTTTGGCTATAGCCAAGGCGATGCCGACAATAGCCGTGAGGACGCAGAGCACGATGAGGAACTCTGCAGCAGTCGCGGCGACTTTGTAGGCCTCGAGCACAGGGCCCTGCCACTCCGTGTAGACGCTTTGATGCTTGTTGTTGCCCGGCCGCATGAACAGGCGCGAATTGTGAAGCTGCCAGTCTTTCATTCTTCTTCCTTTACCTGAAATGGAACAACGAGGGACTTTGGTCGCAGTTGCTTCGTTCCGCCAAAGGTCTTAACTATGTCCATGCCGGAGACGTCTTCGCAGTGTTCGTAAGGGGCGTAGCCTATGATTGGCTTGTTCATGCCCGCGGCGAGAAGGACTTCGTCCTTCACCCCGTTCGACTCGTCCCAACCTTTCAACGTCAAGACGTAGACGTGGGTGCAGGCGACGAGCTGCGCGCGAGCCATCATCATCCAGAAGTCATGCGGAAGGGATCGGGGGCCTGTTCGCTGGCGCTGCTCATACTCATGGCCGAGGATGATGGGGCAGACTGCTGGATGGTGCTGATCCCACAGGCCGAAGAGGGCCTCCCGTGCCCGCTGGTAGCGCCAGTTCAGCGTGGTAAGGTCCGATGAGCTGTAAGGTGTCGCGAGGTAGATCACTCGACTATCTCCTCGAATGTCTTCTTATAGCAGTTGAAGACGGCGAGAGCGCTCGCTCCGTTGCGATACAGGCGGAGGGCGGGCAGCGCTGCTATTGCCTCTCGTATCGTCACGTCGCAGCTGGGCTTCTTCAACAGGCGAGAGGCGAACAGCTGCATCTCGTCTGCCGTAATGCGGTCGCACTGGGCCATTAGTTCAGGTCCTCTTCGGGGCAGATAACTACGGTGCCAAGGATCAAATGTGTAGTCCCTGGGTGGCAAATGCCGTGGTAGAGCCGAGTGGCCTCAAAGTTAGGCTTTGGCTGCTCCTTCCGTAGATAGGCAGATTCGTCCACGAGCATGTAGTGGCCATCTCGAAGGTTGATCGGCTCGAAGAGATCATGTCCAACTAGCGGGTATAGCTCCTTGAACGAGTGCTTACGGTCTAACTCTTGCCTTCTTCCATCTGGGAACAAAATGCAGCGTGTCATGGCAGCTCCTGTGGTACGTGTGACACTAGCAACCTGATGTAGTGCTCCACCGCCTTCGTAACGAAGTCCGACAGAGCGCCGGGCGCAAAGCCGTCCTCGTAATTCTGGTCATGCAGCAAGACTTTGACCTTCGCATCCAGCTCCTGCGGCACTACTATGTGCCACTTCGCTTTCGGCGTAATCGACTTGGGTCTGGGCATGGATTAAGTCCTTGATAAGCGCATCGTCATTCACGAGGCAGGAGAGGCAAACAGGAGTGTATTCTGTCTGAAGGGAGATGTCAAGGGAAAATTCGTCTGGGCACTGTGCGAAGGCCTCGGCCGTGACCCGCTTGCTAATGGTGTCGGGCAGGCGTGGGTGCTTGCGCACTTCATACAGTCCCTCGAGGCCGGTCTGTTCCGCGCCGCAGGTATTGCAAACTGTATGCCACACGCGAGCCTGCCAGCCTTCATGCCGATAGACCTCGCACCAGTCGGCTTCGTGATCGGGGTGGTAGGTGAAGCCGTTTGTGCGCTTGCGGCTAGCTTTCCTCGCCTGTTCTTCATGTACCTTTGCTAGCAAGCCTTCAAGTGTTGTCGCCATGTGGTCTGTTCCTAGTGGTAAGTGGTGAAAACGCTTCTATGAGCGTGGAATGAGTATACGCGCGTTTTGTGGAATTGTCAACAACCACGAGAAGCGAAGAAAAAAGGGCCGATCCGAAGACCGGCCCAAGGTGGGAGCAGCGGGGTGGCTGCGACCACTAGGAGGAAGTTACGCGGCAGGTGCGGTCTTGCCGGACTGCAGGACAGCGAGCAGGGCTGCACCATCGACGCCGGACTTCTTGGCCTTGCCGGCCTCGAGCTCGGCGACTTTGCTGGCGACCGGTTCGGTCTTGCGCAGGACAGCCTTTTCCGCGCCTGACAGCGTGCCCAAGAAAGCCTTGACCTGTTCCTTGGTCTGCCCGGTGACTTCTACCAGCGCACGAGCCAGAACGCTGAAGCCCGAGAAACCGCCACCTTCGCGAGTCTTGTTCCAGTCGCCCTTCGTGATCCGATCGCTCATGTCTTCGAAGGCTGCGATGCAGTCCTCGACATCCGTTTCGCCTGCGAAGGCGTCGCCGAATTTCTGATCCAGGCCGTGCAGGGCTGCGTGCGGGAGCAGCGCGCTTGCGCCGTCCATAGTGAAGTCACGGTATTCGCCATTCACGAAGGCGAAACGGACCACCAGCGCGCCGGTCTGTTCATTGATGTAGGAAAGCTTCTTGACCTTTCCCTTCTCGCTGAACTCGATCGACTGTCCGTCTTGCATGGCAACTTGTGGCATATAGTTCCCTCTTAAGGTTGGTTAGTGGTGGCCAGCGTGAGATGCGCGCCGGTTCATTAATAGTATCCGAAACGCGCCTCGGCAGGGGGTGGGATACCGTGAATGCGGGATATGTGCCATACCGTGAATGCGGGATAGGCGAGCGGGTCGTATTGTGGCATCATTACATATCGCCGTATTGTCGGCTGACTGGAGGCAAGGATGCCGTGCATTGTTAACCCTGTTCTGTACCCCACGAAGAAGTCCCTTCGACTGGCGCTTTTGAGCGGCAGAGAAGTCTGGGCCAATGACCCATCCTACTTCACCCCGAGGGACTTCTGCCTGCAGCACATCCCTGAGGGCCGAGTCGAATTCGTCACGAATCACCCGAAGCGTAGCTGGTTTGCACAAGTTAGTCGTAAGGCTGGAAAGGTGGTGGTGAAATGACCCGATCCGAATGTCTTGCCGTGATCCAGTTGGGAAGAGACCTTGCTGCACTGCGCTACAAAAATCTCATGCGTTTGTGCGACCTGCGCGCGGTTGATGATGTTGAGGGGCCTGTGGAAGGACTGTATGTCCATCAAAGAATCGCTGAGCTGCTCAACGAGGCGGCTGATCAGCTCGAGCCTCAGGTAGGACTGGCGATCTACAAAATGCGAGACTGAAGGAGCACGGCCGCGCGGCGTGGCGGCTTTAAATTGCGACCGCAGGGAGAGGGGCCAATCGGCCCCTTTCGCTTTGTTAGCTAACTGTAGATGCCCCCCGGACCCGTACGCTGCCTCAGGAGGAGTTACTCCCTTATCAGTATGGGGCTACCCGGGAGGCAAGAGCTGCTAACCAATTCCGAGATACTTCCGGGCCCGCTCGGACAGCGTTGCTGGTGTGGACAGTGTCTCCTCCGTAAGCAACACCTGTACCCGAAGGGCCGATTCATCCGCCTTCAAAGCGATCTCATCTCTTACCGGGGGATTCTTAATCCCCATCGACACGCCGCTGCGGACGGCATCGGCAAACCAGCTCGTGTTGCGGTTCTGCGCGGTCACCTGCCAGGAGCCGTTATCGAGCTGCTGCGGGCTGCGCAGCTCAACTTTATCGACCTCTTGCCGCAGCATCTTAAGCTCGTGCAGCTCGGTCGGTGTGAACAGGCCCTCGGGCGCGCGCGAGCTGTCCGTCTGATAGCGGACCGCGCGGCGAAAGCCGTTCGCCTTATTCGTGAAGTACCGGGCCTTCTGAATCGTAGGGAATTGGAACATAATCTCCTCACCATTCCCGACCCTCCTAAAGATGTCCCAGAGCTCAATAGGATAGGCTTGCGGATTACGGCTAGATGACATAGTGGGTTTTCCTTTATGGTGTTGAACGGGCCTAATTAGTGTATCTGAGACTGGGATAATGTGGAACGGCAACGTGTATTGCTCCTAACCCCAGTTATCCCCAGTTATTCCCAATTGGCCAGCTCACGGGTACCCCCCCCCTCCCTTCCCGATTCCACAGTATTCTTTCCTCCCTCCATTCTTATTATAAAAAAAATTTTTGCAGTGCTTTAGAAGAGTGTGTCGCTTTAGAAACTTAGTATGGAATTAGGATAAGGTTATACTGTGGAACCGTGATACGGTTTTAGGGTGGGGTGATGCCTCAGCTGGCCATTTGGGAGTAATTGGGATTAATTGGGGTTAGGGGTAATACGGTCGTGTTACGTAAGCTCCCAGTCATTCCCAGATGTTACCCGCTTAGTTGCCGCGTCCCGTCGATAAGGGATGCCGATCGCGCCGACGAACGGTCGGTTTTCCCTTGACAATCGAACGGGATCGGCGCATACTTGCAGCACGGTCGAAACGCGACCGGATCACTAGGAGCTAGCAAATGTCAACCAAAACCCGCATCACCGTTCTGAACGGCGTCATTTCGTGGGGTGATTTTCCCTTCGTCATTGCCGACCTCCACCCGAGCCTGATCAATGCCGTAATCGCCTACGGTCTGAAGCAAATCATCTCCGACGCGGGCGCGGTTCCAGTCGGAACCGACGAAGGCGAGCGCATCGCGAAGATGACCAAACGCGCCAATGGATTGCGCGACGGTACCTGGTCATACCGCGATGGCACCTCCGAACCGAAACCGGCGACCGAGTTTGCCAACATGTACGCGGCACTGATCGCGGCCGATGCATTCGAGGCAACGGACGCAACTGCCGCTCTGTGGTCGGGCATGAAACCGAGCGAGAAGCGCGCTGTGTTCGCGGCATGCCCCGCGGCTGCGGCACATATGCCATCGGCTAAGATTGACGGCGCATCCATCCTAGCCCGGATGCAATCAGCGTAATGCAACCGGCCGGCTGTGTGCATCGCGCACATAGTCGGCCTTGTTGCATCGCAGCATCGCTTAAACCTTAAAGTGATGTTGCTACGCAACATGGGGGGGTACTGCACGGAAGGGACTCCCGCTACTACTTCTACCTTTACGGCTTTCCCTCTCGACTCCGCCTGGGTAATTCGGCTGGACCTCCCAACTCCACCTGCCTCGTTCGGCTGGACAAAAAAGAAGCCGGGGGGTATCCTGCGGGCTTCGGCTCACGTCGGAGGCAGTATGGCTGAAATTCAAAAGGTAAAGTACACGCACGATGGGATGATCGATCTTATCGTGGCGAATCCCTCGCTCGCGCAGGGCGAGATTGCCGCCGTCTTTGGCTACACGCAGACCTGGATCTCAATCATCTTTAATAGTGATGCGTTTAAAGAGAGGCTCGAGGAGCGCAAGTCGGAGCTGGTGGACCCAGTTATTAGGGCGACGATTGAAGAGAAGTTCAAGGCGCTCGCCTCCCTCTCGATGGAAATTGTGCTGGAGAAGCTCCACGCGACTCGCAGTGAGCATACGGCGCTGAAAGCGCTGGACATCTCGGCACGGGCCCTCGGCTACGGCTCGAAAGTAGGGGGGCAGGCCCCAGTCTCTGTCCATTTCCACCCAGTTGCAGTGGTGCCGGCGAAAGAGCTAAACAGCGATGCATGGAGGACCTCCTTCTCTCCCCACCGCGCAGCCCAAAGGGCGGTAGATGTCGAGTTCTCAGAAGAACCTGGACCAGTTTGAGGTTGTCTGGCGTCCCCAGGCTGGCCCACAGACCGCACTAATCGCTTGTCCCACGCATGAGGTCTTCTTCGGTGGGGCGCGCGGCGGTGGCAAGACGGATGGGATGCTCGGAGATTGGCTGGAACACCAACAAACCTGGGGAAAGGGCGCTATTGGAGTCTTCTTCCGCAGGACCCTGCCGCAGCTCTCGGAGGTAATGAGCCGCGCGCATGAGATCTTCACCCCGTTAGGAGCTCGCTGGCATGAGCAAAAGAAGAGGTTTCTCTTCCCAAATGGTGCGCGTCTCGCCTTCCGCTATCTCGAAAGGGATAAGGACGCCGAGAACTACCAAGGCCACTCTTACACACGGCTTTATATCGAAGAAGCCACCAACTTCCCCTCTCCGGCTCCAATCGACAAGCTTCGAGCAACACTACGAAGTACTCGAGTCCCGCAGGAAGCCTGGGGCTTGCGGCTTACGGGCAATCCTGGTGGGCCAGGCCACGGTTGGGTCAAGCATCGCTACATTGATCCGGCGCCTCTTGGGTATCAAATCCTGAGGGAGAATTGGATTAATCCCTTTAATGGGAAAGGGCTTATAACAGAGCGCGTCTTCATCCCGTCGAAGCTTTCGGATAACAAGTTGCTGATGGACGGGAATCCGATGTATGCAGCACAGCTGCAACAGGCCGGTTCGAAGCAACTCGTCGAGGCTTGGCTGTTCGGCAAGTGGGACATCATCGACGGCGCGTTCTTCTCGGAATTTGACCCCCTCATCCACGTGCTGCCAGGAGATTGGATCGAGCGAGTGCCGAAGAGCTCCCTGGTGTTCCGCGCGTTTGACTGGGGCTATGCGAAGCCCTTCTCCTGCGGCTGGTACGCTGTGGCGGATGGGACCTGGGGTCCCCCGCGAGGCGCGATGGTCAAGATTCTCGAGTGGTACGGCTGTACAGGCCGGCCGAACGAGGGAATTCGCCTAGACGCACCCCTCGTCGCTGAGGGAGTCAAGGAGCGTGATCTCGACCTGCAGCGGCAATACGGCCTGAAGGTGCGGTATGGGGTAGCCGATCCATCTATTTTCACGCGGGACGGAGGGCCCTCGATCGCTGAGCTGATGCTGTCGAAGAACATTACCTGGGGACGGGCGGATAACAAGCGCCTCGCTGGCTGGCAGTCGATGCGGACCAGGATGCGGGTTCGGGCGGGCCAAGCTGGTCTCTACTTCCTCGAGACCTGCGCCGACACAATACGGACCCTTCCGACGATGCAGCACGACGATAAGAACGTCGAGGACCTGGACACGGATGGGGAAGACCACGCAGTCGATGAAACTCGCTACGCCACGATGAGCCGGCCGTGGGTCATTGACGAGGCGAAGAACGACGAGATAGACTGGAAGAACATTCGGGCTTTGCCAACCATTAATGAGCTGCTGGCATCGAACCGCAAGAAAAGATTGGCCGAATCGACTACCCCCTGGTAAGTCGAAACTTGGAGCGTGAATGAGTACCTTCCTACCGGCAGATAATCCGGAGCTGCAGGCCTCTGAGTCGAAGCAGCCAGCGCGGACCGAGGCGACGCCGAAAGACTGGCTCGCGAAGATCCAGAAGCGCTACAAGGACCTGCAGAAGGACTGGCTAAACGATGCCAGGAAGGCTACTAAGCTCTACGAAGGTGGGCAGCCCGACACCTCCTTCAACATCCTCTACAGCAACACCCAGACGCTCCTCCCCGCTCTCTACAACAGCACTCCACGTGTTGAAGTCTCTCGCCGCTACACCCAGACGGATGAGGTGCAGAAGAAGGTCGACTCAGCCGTCTCGACTGTAGCAGAGCGGGTCTGCTCCTACGCCGCGGATACGAACAGTGGAGAGTACGAGTCCTACAGCGAGGCTGCGCAGGACGCCGTTCTGAACTCCCTCGTGCCAGGCTTCGGAAACGTCCGGGTCAGGTACCACGAGGAAGAGGGCTACCAGACTATCTGCTACGACTCTGTGCAGTACGATCGCTTTGTCTGGATGGCCGCGCGAAAGTGGCGCTCGGTGACTTGGATTGCCTTTGGCCATGACCTGTCGAAGTATGACTTCGAGGAAGCATACCCAGAGTTCTGCAAGACCCCGGAATACCTACGGTTCAGCTGGGACTCCCTGGAGAAGGACGTTACTGGCGATGGTGCCAGCGATAAGCCTGAGAAACAAGACTCCGATATGAAGGCCGTGCTTGTCTGGGAGCTGTGGGACGCCGAGACCAAGGTTGTGAAGCACCTGTGCAGCCAATGGCAAGAGGAGGTCCTGCTCGAGGAGCCGTATCCAGAGAAGCTGACCAGCCGCTTCCCGTGTCCTAGGCCCCTTATGTACACGAGGAAGCTGGCCAAGTTCTGCCCGATCGTGCCTTACAAAATGTATACGGCTCAGGCGGAGGAGCTGAACCGCATCACGAACAGGATGATTCGGATTGTCAGGGCCCTGCGGGTAAAGGGCATCTACAACAGCGCGAACACAGAGCTGCAGATGATGTTCAACGAGGATGACGAGAACATCCTCGTGCCCTCCGAGTCTTCAGCAGCCTTCCAGGATGGCATCGACAAGGCCATCTGGTTTATGCCCATTGATATGCTGGTTGCGACTCTGACCGAGCTCTACACCGCGCAGCAGAACTGCAAGCAGACCATCTACGAAATCATGGGCATCTCGGACATTCAACGGGGCCAGAGTGACCCGAACGAGACGGCCAAGGCACAGCAGATCAAGAACAACTGGGGCGGATTGCGCGTTAAGAAGCACCAGCGTGATGTACAGGACTTCTGTCGCGATCTGTTCCGCATCACAGTCGAGTTCGGGGCGAGCTATTTCTCCCTTGCGACTTGGCAGCAAATCACGAAGGCTCCCCTGCTTACCGCGCAGCAGAAACAAGAGTACGCGATGGCGATGCAGCAGTATCAGATGCAAGTACAGCAGACGCAGCAGTCTGTGCCGCCTCCGATGGAAGGGCAGACGCAGCAACCGCCACCACAACCACCCCCTCCACCTGTCAGCCCTGGCCAGATGTCGATGATGAACTCGCCTTCCTGGGAAGAGGTCATCCAGATCCTGCAGGACAACTTCGAACGCTCCTATCGCATTGATGTTGAGACAAACAGTACAATCGACCTCGAGGCGACGGAGGACAAAGAAGCTGTTGCCGAGTTCATGAATGCCTTTGGCCAGATGATGAGTGGCCTCACCCCTCTGATCGAGAACGGTACGATGCCGTTCGAAGCTGCGAAAGTCTTCCTCATGGAAGTTACGAAGCGATTCCGCTTTGGTCGTCAGGTCGAGGCCGTACTGGAGCAGATGAAGGCACCGGAGAATCGGGAAAAGGAAATGCAGGCCCGTGAGGAGGCTGCGGCGCTCGAGGTCTCGAAGGCGCAGGCACAAGCCGCTGCACAGGTCGAGCAAATGCGCAAGCAGCTCACGGAGGCATCCGGGAAGATCGAGCAGCTGCAGGTCCAACTGCAAGAGCAGCGCACTTTGAATACGCTCGAGAAGCGCAGCTTGGAAGTTGATGGTAAGGAGAAGCTGCACGCCGTGAAGTCTGACTACCAAGGCAAGGTACTGCTTCAGGCGAAGGACTCCGCGAAGAAAGACGTCGAAATGACGCAGGACAGGGCCTCTACTGATATTAAAGAGCTGTTCAACACGATGAATGCGCAGCTCGAGAAGACGAAGATGGCAATTGAGCAGCAGGCCACGGAGTTTGAGCAGGACAAAGCTGGGGAGGAGAAGGAAGCGTCCTTGCTAACGCAGATTACGGCGAGCCAAGAGACCCTTGCCGAGGCGATGGCCACGCTAATCAAGCTCACGAGCGCTCCCCGCAAGCGGCGGCTCGAGTTCGATGGCAAGGGTAAGCCGATCGGCATGGTTGACGAGGTTGCAGCATGACAGCCGTCCGCGCACCAAGAAAGTCTCTGACGGCTGGCCAGTTGAAGCGAGCACGGGACGAGATTGCCCGTACCGCCCCAACCTTGGCCTTTGACATCCGGGAGTTCAAGGCTATGAAGAAGCACGCTAACTGGCTCTCTCACCGAGTTGTTCTTCTCGAGTTTGCCTTGAACCAAGACATGCGCTACTCCAAGCGAGTGGTTCGAAAGATCCTTGAATTTGCTGGAGATCCATCCCTCGTATGAAGATTCTCGTCGCTACCCTTCTCCTGCTGGTTTCGTTCAGCGCCTCGGCTGTCGCTCCGAAGTGCTACCCCGACCTTACCCTGCCGATCTCATTCCAGCTTACAACTGTTGCAGGGCCAGTCAAGGTGGGCGAGGTTGTCTACGCAGCCTCCCAACTCGGAGTTGTCTGGGGCTATGCTTGTGTTCCAGTGCCCGCCGATGGCAACTGGTACCATGTTGTATCTGGAGGCTTATGGGTCGATTTCCCCGTTGACTGGCTGTCAATCCTTGACAAGGCTGTTCGAGGGACGCAAGCTGACCGTGATGCAGCGTGGTTGAAGTATGCCACCAATACGGTCTTCGATCCTCGATTACAGCCAGATGTTGATGCGATTAAGGCTAAATTGCCGCTTCCTCCACCACCGCCTCCTAGTGAGGTCTGGAAGGTTTTAGCCGACCCCTTCCGTGCTGATAAGCGGCGCGTCGTTTATACGGTAGTTGCTGGCAAGCGCGGAGCGGCAACTACACAGACGGTTGCGGCTAACGATCCCTGCGATCCAGTCACAAAGATTACCGAGTTCGGACCGGTCTACTTCCTGTCCGTTCTTGGCAACCCAGCGCTTATAGCGCGATGTGTAAAGCAATAGGAGAATAAAATGACACTGGAACAAGCTGTTACTGACCTGACCCAAGCTATCTCAGAACTTGGCACGGTGATTGAGTCGGCTATTACCCTCATCGGGGCGGGTGCTGCTCCTGTGGATACAGCTCCGATCCTGGCCGCATCGGCACAGGTGAAAGCGCAGCGCGACGCCTTGGCAGCCGCCGTACTGGCGGGGACTCCGAGCGACCCAACCCTGCCACCAGTTAGTCCATAGAAGGCTGCTGTGAATACCCCTGCGTACTGGGACGGCAAGAAGTGGGTTGTGCAGTCCTTCGCCCCGCTGACAGAGGGCCAGTTACAGCGTATTGGTAAGTGGCTGCTCAAGGTACAACACCAGCGGAGGCTGGGCTTGTCGCCCGGTCCGACCAGGGACGATCTGGACGCCAGCGTTACGGCGCTTCGTCTGGGCCGCATCATGTGCGGCCTGTCACCGGACTACAAAGACACAAGCGGGCAGCAGTTCGCTGCATTCAAGTCAACCGAAGGTACGGGCAAGATTATCAGCTTAGGAGCGCAATAAATGGCAGCGACATGGAGAGCCACCGGCTCAGCAATCGCCTACGCCTCGGGCAAGTCGATGCTGGATGTGTTCAACGGCGGCGCGTCCGCTCGAATCATCCGCGTCTATCGCTCGTATTGGTTCAACAATGGGACAGCGTCCGTCACGGGCGTTCTGACCACGGGACAGATCACGCGCACCACAACGGGCACTGGCGGCACCACCGTCACCCCGGTCAAGCACGATACGAACTCGGGTGCGCTGGATGCGAACACGACCTGCGGGTCCAACCGCGCCCCTACTGCAACGGACATTTTCCGTCGCTTCCTGTTCGTGAACGAAGAGCCGGTAGTCGGCGGTCTGACGATGGCAAACTGGTTGACCCTTGTGCCATTCGCCGAGATCTGGAACGCCGGTTACGGGGACACGAACATTGAGCCACTGACGTGCCGCACCACTCAAGGTGTGCAGATGCTGCACTCCGGAGCCAGTGCCGTAGGCACAGCCGATCTGGAACACGAGTTCACTGACGCTGCTACGTAATAATGGCTCAGACATTGCGAGTAGTGTTCCCAGCGGCGCAGTGCCAGCCGCTGACGGACATCCTCGCCTCTATCTACAACGATGAGCAGACTGACCTTCGGCGCTACTTCGAGGTCATCAAGGTTGTCGGCCGCCCGAAATCTTCGGAAGCTCTTTGGCAGGGCGGCGGGGGTACGTACGACAGGCAAGAGAAGCAACAATACTATCGGGTAAGTTCGGTCAGTGGCGGGGAGGTCATGACCGCTGCCAAGCACGACACGGCCTCGGCCAGCTTGCCAAGTCAAGTGACATGTGTCGCCATGCCTGACAGGGTAGTGACCACGGACAGGCTGCTGAGCAGAAGCGATAACGGCACCCTCAGAGGGACCACGGTCTACTCGTCGAACGCTCCGCTGTGGTTTGCCTCGGCCGTATTCGGGAAAGGAATTTCCACTTCGCTGCACGGCCAATCGGACATAACCCGGTTCGGGAAGAACACAAGCGTAGAGGCCTTCGTCTTGCGCGAGGGGGAAGGGTTTACCTGCCTGACCAACGTCCCCGCCTTTGCCCATTCACAGAACTTCAGCATAGTCATCACCAACCTAAGCAGCGGAGCTACCTACGAGTACTTCATAGCTCGGGCTGGTAGTACCGGCGACGATTTGCCGATGTTCGCTGTCATGAATGCCTCAGGCAGCGGAATAACCATCTCGGTGCGGCTTGCGACTTCATCCTGTACAGGAGAGGACTGGACCGGGACTTGCCCAAGGTATCGACTGGCCCGAACGGTGGGCAATAACTCCTGGCAGGCCGGACAGGTCTACACCCCGGTTCAGGATGACACAGGTACAGCAATTCCCTCCGCTCTTGTCTGTGCCGGAGGGGTGGCGTCTGCCAAGTTCGTTGGCGAAGGCATGTTGTACGACTGGAATACCACGCACGGGGCGACCTTCGCGATTGCGCAGCAGCAGAACGCGGGAGTTTTCAGGCGGCATTGCAACAAGCCGCGATTCCTTGACTTCAGCTACTCCAACAATGGCGCGATAGGCTCCGGCGATGAAGACTATGTGCTGTTCAAAGCCACCGCCGGTCGAGGCATAGTCATTCGCCCCTCCGAGGGGCTTGCCCTATTGGTTGGGTCGAACACCCTGGCGCAGGCCATCGACTCGATGATGGCGCTTTACATGGATGTGGAGTTCACGATCCTGCACTACCCTCCCTCGGGCGGAACTTTCCCTGTTGAGGATGACGTCGAGTTCGGCGTGGTCTACGGCCCGACGGATAACCTGACAGGCACGGTCACGCTGCCGACAGAGGCTCAGGTAGAAACTGGCGTGCAGTACGGCGCGGATGGAACGGAGTTCACCGGCACGTTGTCAGGTGGTGGAGGAAACACTTACAGCCGGGGGCGGGTGGTCAATAGATGAGCTTGCTAAAACAAAGCACGGCCCGCAACAAAATGGTCTTTATGACGGCGGCTTCGGATCACGTCGCCGGGCTGGCCGGATTGACGCTGACCATTACGGCAAGCAAGGACGGCGCAGCGTTCGCATCTATTTCCCCTACGGTCACGGACCGCGGCAGCGGCTGGTACAACCTCGCACTGACGACTGCGCACACCGACACGCTGGGCGACTTCAATCTGCACATTACCGGCGCAGCCGCAGATCCGACCGACCTGGCGTGGGAAGTGGTTGCTCTGCTCCCTGGTGATCCAGTTACCTTGGCTGCCGACTCGGTTAACTCGACTTCGGTGGCTGCCAGTGCCGTGACTGAGATCCAGACAGGTCTTGCAACGTCGGCAGCTCTCGCTACGGTCCAGACAGACACGGACGACATTCAGACGCGGCTACCGGCAACGCTGGTCGGCGGGCGGATGCGCTCGCATGTGGAGGCGATGGACGCGGATGTGATTACGGCGACCGTTCTTGCGGCCAGCGCCATCACCGAGATTCAGGCGGGCTTGGCAACGTCGGCCGAAGTTGCTGTCGTGCTCGCAGACACGAACGATATCCAGACGCGTTTGCCTGCCGCCCTGGTCGGCGGCCGGATGGACAGCAGCGTCGGGGCGATGGCGGCGGATGTGCTCACTGCCTCAGCCCTTGCAACGGATGCGGTAGACGAAATCGTCGATCAGGCCTGGAACGAGGCCCTTGCGGGCCACCTTGTTGCGGGTAGCACAGGCGCGGCGCTGAACGCAGCTGGCGGGGCTGGCGATCCGTGGATTACGGCCCTTCCAGGCGCCTACGGAGTGGGAACAGCAGGCTTCATCCTTGGCACCAATCTGGATGCCCAACTTAGCCTCGTGAAGGCAAAAACCGACCCGCTAGCGTTTACCGTGGCAAACCGAGTTGATGCCAATACCCGATCGATGAACAGCGCCGCAGTGCAGGGCAACGGTACCGCGGGGGATCTGTGGCGTGGCTAGCTTTAGCACCACCGCATTCGACAGCGTAAACGCCTTCAGTATTACCGCCTGGGATTTTGGCGCTGGTCCGCCGCCCCCTTCACCCTCTGCGGGGAGTATGGGCGGCGGTGGAGGGGGCTTTAACAAGCGACACGAAGACCCCTTCTGGGAAAAGATCGAACTCGAGATGCGGGAGATTCTCTCTCCCGCACCGCCGAAGAGTCCAGCAATCCTTCCAGTCGTTGACGCTGTTCGGTTGGCGAGTACAATTACCGGAATTAAAGGGACACTTCGACTCCGCCGGGCCAAGACTTGGGCACCTGCCCCCGCGCCTAGGGGTGACGAAGATGACGATGACGACACGCCACTAAGGCTGCTACTTCTTTCCTAATGCCTGTCTACTCCTACTGCTGTCCTAGTTGCTTCCACACCTTCGATGTGGTGAAGAAGCTCGCCCAACTCGACAGGGTCGAAGAGTGCCCCCTCTGTGCAGACAACGCAGAGCGCCGCATTGTTGCCCCACATATTGCTGGGGATTACGAGGCATACAACTGCCCTATTACAGGTAAAAGGGTGGAAGGCCGACGTGAACATCAAGAAAATCTGAAGAAGAATGGCTGCCGCGTGCTGGAGCCTGGGGAGAGGGAGCAATTCCTCCAGAGGAAGGCGCAGGAACAGAAGGAGCAGGAGAAAGAGATTGACAACTGGGTTGAGCAAGCTGCCGCTCAATCCGGTCTTATTCACTAATAAGGAGAATAGAAATGCCCGAAGCTGTCCAAGACAACGACATTGACATGGACATGAATAGTGCCCTTGCCTCGATGGGTGAAGATCTAATCGAGGATGAAGATTCTGGTGGGGACGCAGGTAAGTCGATTACCCCTTTGCAGGACCATATTGGCGCTCCTGCTGTCCCTGCCACCCCAGTTGGCTCGCCCGCACCTGTTGCGGCGACGGAGCCCTGGCGAGCGGCGCCGAAGGCGTGGAAGCAAGATCTTCATCCAGAATACGGCAAGTTCCCTCCGCAGGTGATGCAGTACATTCACGAGCGCGAGAAGCAGGCGCTCGACGGCATCATGCAGTACAAGACTCCGCTGGACGAATACAACAAGGTCTTCAACCACTACAAGGCTTGGTTTGACCACCACCAGATTAAGCCGATGGAGGCCTTTACGCAGTTGGCAAACTCTCATATTGCCCTGCTGCAAGCTACCCCCGACGTCAAGGCGAAGTATCTGGAGCAGTTAATCAACGACTACGACCTGGATGGGATGCTGCGGCAGAGGTATAGTAGTGAGGCAGCCGTGCCTCCGCCTCCGGAAAGGGCACAACAGCAGCAACTCGAGCGGATGCTGCAAGAGCGGCTTGCTCCCCTGCAGCAGAAGCTGACGACCTTCGAACAAAGGGCGCAGGCCGGTGAGCAGGCTCGGCAGGAGACAGAACTGGCAGAGATTAACTCGCAAGTTGACAAATTTCTTGCCTCGCCGGAAAATGAGTTCGCGCAGGAGGTTGTCCAAGACATGGCCAGCCTCATACAGTCGGGGCTCGCAACCGACCTTAAGACTGCCTACGACAAAGCAGTTTGGATCAACCCTGTTACGAAGGCGAAACTCTTCGAACGGGAGGTAGCCAAAGCTGCTGCGCCAAAGGGCAAGCCTCTGCGAAATGTGCGCTCCGGTTCAGCGGCGACGGCTTCCACAAAGCCCGGCGATGGTGAAGATGTGGACGCTACGATGGCGAGAGTTTTGCAGGAAATTAACTCTCGGACCTAACAGGAGCCAACAATGGCATCTCCAAATGCAGTCTTTACGGAGCTGGTCACTACGACCTTCCGTAATCATCGCAAGACGCTTTCGGACAACGTGTCGCGGAACAACGCGCTGCTGTCGTATCTGAAAGAGAAGAAGAAGTACCGCACAGAAGATGGCGGTACGACCATTACCACCCCACTGGAATACGCCGAAAACTCGACGTACCAGCGCTACAGTGGCTTCGACGTGCTGAACGTCGCCCAGTCGGATGTCTTGACTGCTGCGGAGTACCAGTGGCGTCAAATCGCGCTGAACATCGTCGCCTCGGGGCGGGAGCTGCGGATCAACAAGGGTCCGTCACGTATCCTGAATCTGGCGAAGAGTCGCCTGCGCAACGGTATGAACACCTACCGAAATCAGTTCTCGAACGATATGTATTCGGACGGCTCGCTGGCGAATCAGGTCAATGGCCTGCAGGCGCTGGTATCAGATGCCGGTACGGGAACTGTTGGCGGTATCGACGCGTCGGTCTGGGCATTCTGGCGTAACACGGTGCAGTCGGCTGCGGCTCCCCTACAGGGTGGCGGCGCGATCGTTCCAGGGCCTACGACTATGGAATCCCTGATGCTGCCGCTGTACTTGGATCTTGTCCGCGGCAACGACCAAGTCGACCTGATTGTCTCCTCGAACGACTACTTCAGCTTCTACGAGCAGTCACAGACGAGCATCAAGCGCTACACGTCGGACTACAGCTCAAATGCTGGCAAGGCTGCTGGCGGGTTCATCTCGCTGAAGTACAAAACCGCCGACGTGATCTTCGATGGCAACTCTGGTATTCCGACGAGCAGGATGTACTTCCTGAACACGGATTACTTCGAGGTCGTGGCACACGAAGACGCCGACATGACCGTCAACGACGAGCAGTCGCCCTTTAACCAAGACGCTGTTGTCATTCCGATCCTGTGGATGGGCAACCTTGTCTGCACCAATCGGAGGCTCCAGGGTGTGGTGAAGCCGTAACGGTTACACGTTACGACCGCATACTGTGGAACTCTAAAAGGAGACTCAAATGCCAGGTTATGCTTCGTTTGATTTGGTCGGTGTACAGCCGATCACCTCGTTCTGGGACCTCGATACAACGCCTCCCGGTGGTGCGCTTGCTCAGCCATTTGTTCAGGCTGGCCAGCTCATCTGTGGTGGGGACTTGTACTGGGGCACAGGCGAGTTCATGATGTGCAAGGCAGGAGGCACGATTCGCCAGTTTGGGGTCTGCACCATTCTGCCCACATTCAACGTGACAACGCTGCAGTGGGAGTGGATCACTGCCGAGGCTCCTAACACGGCCAACTTGGGTCGTGCCCTCGGCATTGCAATGCACAACGCAACTGTGGGCCAGTATGTTTGGCTTCAGGTCAGTGGCGTCACGCCAGTTAACTGCCAGGCCTCTGTCGCGGCCGATACGACCTTTGGTATCGCAGCGGCTGGGCAGGGTGGTGCGAACTCGGCGGGCAAGCAGATTCTCAATGCTCGCATTGTAGCTGCTGGCGCGACCACGGTCGTGAAGGCGGGAAGCTACGCGCCCAACGGCTCGACCATTCTGGCTGTGCAGAACTGCGATGGCTGGTTCCCAGGCATTTACCTGTCTGGCACTGGTATCCAGGCCACTACCACGGCAACGAAGATCGACATCAACAACCGTACTGTCACACTCTCGCTGGCGACCAACGCAACGGTCAACGGCTCGATCACTGGCACGTACAACAACGCGACGATCTTCTACAACGTGGCACACCTCAATCGCTCCTTTGCCCAAGGCGCGATCACCTAACGGGCAGGTCCGGGGGGCTATTCCCTCGCCCTTCGGACCTTTCGGGGAGCGCAATGCTCCCCGTTTTTGCTCGCATTGAGGGAGCAGGAGTACGGAAATGCAACAAGAGAATCGCCCGCCGTATGTCGAGTTTGAAACAAAAGCGGTAGAAGACCGCGCAGCCACGATCGCTTCCGGGGTTTATCAGACGAAGGACGTGGACTTCATTATTATTGTTCCGGCAGGGTCGGAGGGGAAGTCCCGCATTGTGCAGGAATACGCCGACTGGCTGGCGAAGATCAAGCCTCGTACTGGTGCCATTTCTGGACCAGACGGTCACTACCTACAGCAGAGCCGCTTCCCTCCCGACTGGGTGGAGAAGATCGAGCGGATGCACTCCCTTTGGAAGAAGGGGGAAATGATGGAGGTTGAGGGCACGCCGATGAAAAACTGGCCTGTTGTCTCTCCGGCGCAGCTTAAGGTTTGCTTGGACATGCACTTGATGTCTGTGGAAATGCTGGCGGACGCCGCAGACGACACGGTTACCTCTCTCGGAATGGGTGGCATCGCCCTGCGGCAGCGTGCTCGGGATTGGCTAAAGCAGTCCATTGGCGACGTTCCGAAGCTGCTAAGCCAGCTCGAGTCGGCCAAGATTGATGCGGCTTCGAAGGAAGTACGGATGAAGAGCCTGGAAGAGCAACTCGCTGCGGTTCAAAGCCAGCTTCTCAGCCTCACCACTCAGAAGAGAGCGGCCTAGATGAGCCTCCTCTCCGTAGTCCAAGCGGTTTGCTCTAAGGCAACGTTGTCTGTACCTACAATCGTGGTGGGCAGCACTGACCCAATGATCCAGCAAATACAGGCCCTCTACGAGGCGCTTGGACAAGAGATTTCTTGCGGGGAGTACGACTGGCAGATGCAGAAGAGGTCTACGACTTGGGTCTCGACGGCGGATGTGGATCAGGGGAGTTTGACCTCCAGAACTGGGTCAGACTTTCTCTCGATTGGAAACAAGACGTTCTGGAACTTCACCCTGCGGAGGCCTGTCTTCGGCCCAATCTCGGACGTGGACTGGCAGATGCTACAGGCCTTCGTACCAGGTGGACCACTGTACCAGTATCGCATTGCGGGGGACAGGATCCTGCTGAATCCCACTCCAGTGGCAGGTGAGACCTACGGCTTCATCTGGAAGAGCCGAAATTGGATCCTTGCCGTTGACGGTGTGACCTACAAAGAAACCTTCACCGCCGACACAGACGTTTCCCTGCTCCCAGAGAACGTTATGAAGGTGGGTGTGCAGGCTTGGTGGGCTCGGCAGAAGGGCTTGCCCTATGCTGACTTGCTGGCCTCCTTCGACGGGATGGTCGAGACGGCGAAGATGAAGGATGGCACGAAGCAGATCCTGTCGATGGATCGGCCCTCGAACAGGGTCATCCCTGGTATCTGGGTGCCTGCTGGTAACTGGCCTATTTCATGAGGAGAGCTCTTCAGCGCCCTTCAAAGGCTGCAGAGGTCGATGTTGTCCCCTTTACCATTCCGGCTTGCGTGGGCGGCTGGAATGCGAAGGACTCTATCGCAGCGATGCCTCCGATAGACGCGATTCAGTTAGACAACTGGATCGTCCGGACGCAAGGGGTGCAAACTCGTCTCGGAGCCTTAGCTTGGACTACGAGCGGAGTGCCTGCAGGTGATGTCGAGACCCTTATGGGCTACGACGCTGCGATTGGGCCCAAGATGTTTGCTGCTGTCGGAACGGTCTTCCACGACGTGACAGCAGGCGGAGCGATCGGAGCCTCCGTGCAGTCTGGCCTCACTAACGCAAGATGGCAGCACATTAACTTCTCCAATAGCGCAACTCAGTACCTGATCTGCGTGAATGGGGCAGATTCCCTGCGGTATTGGGATGGCGCCGCCTGGACCACTGTCGCTACCTACGGCGCTGTCAACACGAACACGATCGTCAACCTGACAGCGTACCAGAAGCGCCTTTTCTTCGCCATCAACAACTCGCTCAGCTTGTGGTACCTCCCTGCAGGAGCGATTACCGGCACGCTTGGTGAGTACCAACTTGGCCAGCTCTGCAAGCATGGCGGCTACTTAATGGCGATGGCGACCTGGACTGTCGACGCAGGTGACGGCGCGGATGACTTCCTTGTCTGCGTGACGAGCGAGGGCGAGGTCATTATGTTCTCAGGGACAGATCCTGCGAATGCGGCGACCTGGGCTCTTGTCGGTGTGTTCTACCTTGGTCGGCCGTTGAGCCGTAGGTGCCTTATCCAGTTCGGCGGAGACCTTGCCCTGCTAACCGACAGGGGCCTGTTCCCTGTCGCGAAGGCCCTCCAATCGGCCTCTATCGAGCGGACAATTCCACTTTCCGATAAGATTGATCAGTACTTCAATGACGCTGGTCGTACTCTATTCGGTGTGTTTGGCTGGAGCATTGATATTCACACGAAGCAGTCCTTCCTGATCGTTAACGTCCCAAGCACACCGAAGACTCAGTTCGTAATGGACCTTGTTTCAAAGGGTTGGAGCCGCTTTACGGACTGGAATGCCTTTTGTCTGCTATATTTCCAAGGCGAGCTCTACTACGGCGATACTGGACGTGTGGTGAAGGCGTACAGCGGGGCGAACGACTTCGGCTCCAATATCCAGTGCACGATGATCACTGGGTATAACTACTTCGACACTCGTGGTGCACCCAAGCAAGTCAGCCTAATCAGGCCGATCTTTGCCTCCGATGGCCCCTTCAGCTTTGGAATGGCGCTGCTTGGAGACTTTGCCAGAGATATTCCCCCTGTTACCCTCTCCGCTACTCCGTACGTCTCAGCACTTTGGGATGTCGCACTCTGGGATATTGGCCTTTGGGCCGCTGGCTATAGCATTACAAAGGACTGGAGAACCGTCCCGAACTATCCCTCGTACAACTTTGGCATGGTTGTCCAAATTGCAACCAGTGGGGTAAACGTCCAGCACATTGCAACAGATATACAGCTTTCGCAGGCGACTCCTATCGGTTGACCACGACAGAAGCCTTTCTTAACATGGGACCGCTCGGTGTATGTGCCCCGAGTTTTCAAGGACGACATCCTTCCCGTAATTTCCCCTTACAGGAGGATAAATGACAACTAGACTTCGAACCGCAATTGGGGCCGCGACAGGTGTGCCCTCTCCGGGCATGATTAGAGGCTTCTTTGGGGGGAACGACGCGCAGGGGCCATCCCTCGCAGAGCAGAATCTCCCCGCACAGAACGCCTTTAACTCTGGAGTTACTTGGCAGCAGGGCGAGAATCGAGACGTCTACGGGCGGCAGCTGCAAGACCAGCGTGTCAACTCCCAGACGGATTTCGGCTCAAAGACTTGGACGCAGGACGCTAGTGGCAACTGGGTCCTGAGCGACATGCTCGACCCTGCGCAGCAGGGGTTGCTTGGACAGCAGCGAAATGTGCAGTCTGGCTTAATGGGTCAGATGGGCCAGAAGTATGGCCAGTCGCAGGACTTCGCGCAGCTGCTACCAGAGTATCAGAAGGAGGCCCTGCAGTACAGTGGTGGCCCCTTCGATAGGCAGAAGGCAGAGGACGCTTACTACAACAGTGCTAGTCGCTATGCTAAGCCGCGGATGGAAGAGCAGATGCGCGCGTTGCAAGAACGACTTGTCTCCCAGGGGATGAACATCGGGGACAAGAATTACCTGAGCTCGATCAGCAATCTGCGCCAGGATCAAGACATGGCCGAGGCGGATATGCGAGATCGCGCCTTTATTGGTGGAGGTGCAGAAGCCTCTTCGGAACTGGCTCGTATTCTGCAGGCACGGGGAGCAGCAAGTGGAGAAGCGCTCGATCGGATTACCCTCGCGCAGCAGGACAGGGATCGACCAGCGATGGAGCTGGCTCGAGCGGGCCAAGCGTGGAACCCACAGGCAAGTGGGACGCAGGCGACCTATGGGACGCCGAACTTGCAGCCAGTGGATTACCTCACCGCTTCACAGAACTTCACGAATAGCCAGATCGAACAGGCGCAGGGTGCGCAGAACGCTTCCGCTGCGGCAAAGGCGGGCAAGCAGCAGGGCATGATGGGCTTGGCTGGATCGGCGGCAACAGCTGCTGCTATCTTCTTCTAATGGAAGCGTTCTTCTCCCGGCACAAGAAGGTTGCACTGTCCTTTTCTGCGGGGAAGGACAGTGCAGCATGCTTGCACCTGCTTCGCCCTTGGTGGGATCGGCTGACGGTTGTCTGGGGAGACCCCGGAGATCCGCACACTGAGACCATTGAGTACATGTGCGAGATTGCCAAGCTCGTCCCGCATTTCGTGAGGGTGCCTGGGAATCAGATCAGCTTCATGCGTGCCTGTGGCATCGCCGTTGATGCTGTCCCCTTCGAGGGAACGGACATCGGCCGCTTTGCTACGCGTGTGCAGGCGCCTAAAGTTGCCCTTGCCTCCTACTGCTGCGGAGAGAACCTTTGGGGACCCCTACATCGCTATCTTCGTGAGAACGCCTTCACTGGCGTCATTCGTGGGCAGAAGGACTCCGACACTCTGCAAGGAATTCAGTCTGGAGAGGTCATCGAAGGGGTGGAGTATTTCTATCCAGTCGAGAGCTGGTCCGACGAGGATGTCTTCGAGTTCTTAGGCGATATGGCCCCGAAGAGCTACTCTCGAGGCGCGAAGAGCAGCTTGGATTGTCGCTACTGCCTTGCATATGGAGTAGAGAATCCTGGCCGTCTTGAGTACCTTCAGAAGTACGAGCCAGAGGCCTATGCGCTGCTCAAGCCCGTCGCTGTCTGGCTGAAGCAAACACTGATCAAGCACGCTGACAACCTACAGGTGTAATATGGCTGAATTGCAAGTCCTTCCTCCCGGCTACCAGTCAGGTATAGATGAGGCTCAGTTCAAGAAACGCCTTGCCGCTGCTCTGATGGCCTCTGGTGGGCAGCAAAGAGCGGGCCAGATGGTGGGAAACAGGTATGTTCCGACGTCGGGCTGGGAAAACGCTAGCCAACTGGCTAAGACTCTGGTCGGCGCGTATGGTTTGTACGCTGGGGAGAAGCAGCAGTCTGACACGCTAGCGAAGTATGGGACAGACCAGCAGGTGGATCTGGCGCGGATCTTGAAGATGCAGCTGCCGCAGCAAGAAACGATCCCTGGTGGTCCGGGGGAGGGCGATGCTGGCATCTCTTCGATAACTCGGCCGGGGGATGTTCGAGGCGCGGAAACGGCTGGCCTCGGAAGCCAATTTCCCAGGTCACAGGATCTGGGGCAGGCTCTGCAGAAGGCTCGTCTACTGGCTGAGGAGAAGCGTCGGGAGGAGCTACTGAAGCGCGTTCGGCTGTCGGACATCCAAGGGGGCAACCTCGAAGGTGGTGCTCCGAAGGCTGAGTACTCAGTCACCGAGGGTGTACCCTACGCCAAGTCAGAAACTGGGATTGCTCCTCTTGGAACCTACAAGCAGGGTACTATGTCGGGGGCTGATGGAAGGCCGATGGCTGTACAAACTGCACCCTTCACCGGCAGAGTCGACGCTATCGACAAGGCTCCGAAAGTAAATGTCAATACTGGCAAGCAGCCAGAGGACAAGTACATCGATACAGCACAGGTGGAGCTGTCGAAGAAAGATACCAGCTTGTACAACGCGGCTGAGATGGCGGATATGGGGAATAAGAGCTTGTCCAGAATCCGAGACATTATTAAGACTTCTCCGACTACCGGAGGTCCCCTTGCGCAATACGAGGTCGCAGCGCGCAACTTCGCTGCGGAGTATGGGATTCCCTTTGACCCGGCAAAAGACGCTTCGAATGCGAGGTTGTCCGCGGAGTTCTCTTCCCGCGTCGCTGACATGGTGCTGACCGGCGGTCGGGGTATTTCCAACGATGACAGAGTGGCGCTGGAGAAAGCTCTTCCAAGCTTTGCCTCTGGCATCCCCTTTGAGCAAGTGCCTGCCTTCATCAATCAACTCGAGAAGATAAACAACAGTCGGATAGGCTCTTGGAGGTCTCGCTACGATACCCTGCCGGAGAAGTATAAGCAGCTGTACCCGGCGACCTTCGGTAGCTATCGTGGCTCCCTTGCCCCCTCCAGCGGTGGTCAAAAGCCCGTCTCTGAAATGAACGCGCAAGAACTAGACGCTTACGAGGCAGAGGTTCGAGCCAGAGGTCGGAAATGACTCCAGAAGAAGAGCTCGAACTAATTGCCATTCGGCGAAGAAGGCTCGAGCTAGAGGCGCTGCCGCAGGTGCCTCCGCAGGAGACTCCACTTATTCCTACGGGTGTTGGCCGAGATATTCTCTCCGCCGGAGCGATGGGCGCCTCCAAGGGAATGGCTGGAATGTTCGACCTGCTGCATGCAGGGTCGAGGAATATGGCGCTGCAGCGAGCTAGGGAAACTGGCGAGCCAGCTCCGCCGGAGACCGATTCGATTAGTTCTTACGTAGATCGGCTGCGGGACCAGCTGGCCGGCCGTCCTCTGGAGAAGAGCGTTCCAGCGGCTATTGCCGAAGGGGCGACTGGTTCCCTCATATACCCTGGCGGTCCGGTCACGAATGCAGTAGCCGGTGGTATAGGCTCCGGTGTTACGCAGACCCTTCTTAACCGAGAGGTCAGCCCTGGCAAGGCTGCAGGGGTGGGCGCTGGTACCTCCCTAGGTCTTGCTGCAACGATGTCCTTGGCGAATCCCCGACGGATTCTTCTGGTCAAGCGCCTGCGAGAGTCCCTTGGCGGCATGAACGAAGATGACCTGTCGGAGACGGTTCGGATGCAATCAAGAGCGGCTGCTCGAGGAGTGCCGCTGTTTCCTTCGCAGGCGTCGCCGGGGCTTGCTCCTGGGATGCAGCAACTCGAGACGGAGATCCTACGATCGAAGTCGCCGGGCGCTGCGGACGTGCAGCAACTGGGGTTCAAGCAAGCACCCTTGGCAGATCAGTTTGCGCAGGAGACGCTGCGGAAAACGCTGCCCACGCGTGCTGATCTGAGTCAAGAGAAGGTTGCGGAGAATCTACAGGTTGCTGCTTTGAAGAGGGCGAAAGCTGACTTCGAGGCTGTTAATGCGAGGACAGAGGAGCTGTACACGCAGGCAGGGAAGAGCGAGGCTGTAGTAGACATCGTCGCGATGAAGCCTGTCTTAGAGCAGCTCAATGCCGTTATTAAGTCTCCAACGACAGCGGCAGAGTCAAAGAAGGCACTGCGGAACCTTGCAAACCAGCTGGTCAAGGAGTCGGCGCAGTATAAGGGGCAGATTCCTGTGCAGCGCCTGCGCACGATTTATCAAGATATGGAGTCGAACCTCGAGAAGGTCAACGCTGTAGGCTTGCCGGACTACTCCGATAGAGCAGCAGGGCAGATCCGCAAGGCTATCAATGGCGAGACGCCAACTTCTCCCGCCCTTCGGAATGCTTATGAAGAGGCGGAGCCACTCTTTGGTGCTGCCCGTGTTCTGCAGTCAAGCGGTAAAGAGGCGGCGGCTCGAGGCCCCTTCGATCCAGTTGTTCAGCTGTCGAAGGGGAGAGGCTCTGCCGAGAAGTATACAGAGGGTATGCTTGGCAAGGCAGAAGCCCTTACCGATATTGCCTCGGGTGCCCCCGCGAAGGGTGGTGTTCGACTTGGCAGTGACAAGGATGCTGTCCGCGATGCGCTGGCAAACTCCCTGGAAACTCAACGGCAGAAAGCGTTCCAGTTGAGCAACGCAGGTGAGATGCTGCAGAATTCACCAGCGATCTTCGTTCGGAACTTGATCGGAACGGATACGAAGCGCCGAGGCCTTGAGGGAGCGATGCGGAGTATTGGGATTGATCCGAAGACATTTATGGCGGATATGGAAGTGCTGCAGGCGGCGGGTAGGCCGACTGTCGTACATGGCTCGCGTGTACCTTCAACTGGAATCGACCCTGCCGACGTGGCCAGGGCGACGATTGGTGGTTCGTTGCAGCAGCAACAGGCCAGAATGAGCATGCTGCGGTCTTGGATAAATCGAATCAGCGATAAGCAAATTGCTGAGATTCTCGAGCGGCCGGATAGTGTTGCGTACATACAGAAGGTGGCAGGGGCCAGTGCAATGGACCCGAGGCAACTGGTTGCTGTAATGCTTGCCTCGAAGTGGCAAGAGCAAGAAGCGGATTCCACAAAACGATAGCATACTGGAGACACACTAAATGCCCTTCAACGGCTCCGGCACTTACACTCCTCCAGGGGCAGACTTCCCTGCTGTCACGCTGACTGTTATCTCGTCGACGAAGTACAATAACGTCACGAATGATATTGCCGCGGCGCTGACTAATTGCGTTACGCGGGATGGGCAAAGCCCGATGACGGCTTCCCTTCCAATGGGAGGTCAGTCAATCCTTAATCTTGCGGCAGGGACGGCGGCAGCACCATCTGTCCGCTGGAACTCTGCGGATGGCATTTACTCGCTTGGGGCTGGCCAGCTTGCCTTCTCTAGTAGTGGTACGCTGCGGATGTCGGTTGGCACGACTGGAGCCTGGACAATCGCCGCGCCAACAAGCGCTTTAACAGCTCTGACTATAAGTGCGTTTGCAGCGGCATCTTGTCTGGCGCTTGTTCCCGCTGACAGCACTGCGGCAATCAGCATTCTTAAGGATCAAAATACTTTCACGCGCGGCATTACTGCTACGAATGCTAGTGCTGGAACCTCCGCACTTGTTGATCTTGTGTTGACCAATGGAAGTAACTCTCTACAGCTGGTTCAGTATGGGACTGGGCACGCAACTCTTCCTAGTGCCTCAGCAATTAACTCGACCGGGGCAGGTGGATTAAGGTTTACCACCAGCAGTGGAATCTGGCTAATCGATACTACTGGTCGACTGTCAAATACGAGTAATACGCAGCCTGGATTTCGCGCCCGCAGGACTGGGGGAGATCAGACGTCTGGTACTGTGGCGATTTTTAACACGGAAGACTTCGATCGTGGCTCTATTTATAACAACGGTACAGGGGTCTTTACTGCGGGTATTGCCGGGCTGTATGCAATCTGCGTGAATATGGGCCTGATTAGCCTGGGAGCCAGTTCAAGTGACTTGTTCACTTTAACAGCCTCGACAGCTGGCACTTTGTGGGCTGGCCAAATTCAGGTTGCTGCGTCCTTGGAAAACGCTACTGGTATCGCTGTTATAGCAGCTCTCGCCGCGTCTGAGACTGTTTCTATGAACAAGTCTGCCGCGTTCAACGGCTCCAGTATTGTCCTGCGCAACGGCACTTTTTCGGCATACTTTCTTGGCTAACTTTCTTGTCCCTGCGGTCACCAAGCCGCTATCCACCTTTGGCATGACCACGCCAGGTCCTTGCTTGGCAGGGACAATTCTTGCAGGTGATCAGTTAGTCGAGGCGATCGAGCTTGGTACTGGCTTTAGCATTATTGCTGGAAAGCTCGAGTTCAGTGGTGGGGGAGGTGGGTCTGGCACAGTTACCTCTGTAGGGCTGGCTCTTCCAGCGTCAGTGTTCAGCATTTCTGGCTCTCCAGTAACGGTGGCTGGAACCCTCACAGGTGCGTTTATTAATCAAAACGCTAACACTGTGTTTGCTGGCCCTGCTAGTGGTGGAGCGGCTGTTCCTACCTTTAGAGCGTTGGTAACAGCAGATCTTCCAAGTGGAAGTGGACCCGGTCTCCCTGCAGCGTCTATTCAATTTAATTCCACGCCAACTCCTGGGACGTTTACTGGCTCAGCTGAGCATATTATCGACTTAGCAGCAAGTACTCTGTTGCTCGGTGCAACAACATCTTGGACGATAAAACCAGTCACACAGTCTGCTGGGAATGTAACTGGCTTAAGCCTAACAATTGCTGGTGGCCAGGGTAGTGGAACAGCCGATGGTGGTGTAACAACTATTACATCAGGACTTGGCGGTCCGACAGGTGGGGTCACTCGCAGCGGTGCAACTTTAATCACAACTGCTAGTGGACCATTTCGCTCTGGTGGGACAACTATAACAACAGGAGCTGCATCTTCAGGGCAGCCGGTCGGCAACGTCATTATCAGCACTGCCGATTTAAACGCTAGCACAGGAACTGGCGGCACGATTTCGATTCTGACCGGGAATGCTCCTGGCAGTGGAGCATCTGGACCATCGTCGGGGGGTTTGACGATGGGCACCGGATCTGGTCACA